GCAATAAATACATCGCTGAATATAACCAGGTAGATGATGCGCGTCGAGCCGCTTACTTTCAGGTTGTTACCCCGCTCATCGATGAGGCAAAAATCAAACGTGATTTGATTAAAACGCCGGAAGCCATCGCCGAAGCGGATGAGCTAGAGCAACAAGCCTTAGCCGCTCGACAGAAAATCCAAACAGAAAACTCGTGGCCAACACCGCCAACTAACTAAAGCCCGCTAAATCAGCGGGCTTTTTTGTACCTACTTTAAACCCACAGAACCCAGCTTCGGCTGGGTTTTTTATTACCCGTAACAAGGAGATCACACCTCATGGCAGGAAATTATTTCCACGGTGCCGAAACGTATTTACTACCAGATACGACACGCCCGATCGAAGTCCTGGCCGCGTCCACTATCGGTTTAGTGGCAACGGCGCCCAATGCTCAATCTGCTATCGCGGCCACGCTAACCCTGGGCGAAGACAATAGCGCCCTGACCGTGTCAGCGGTTGAAACGGGTCCTCGTGGCAACGGTATCAGTATCGAACTGATTGACCCAGAAGCGAACGACGTCGCGCTTTCGGTGGCCCTCGATGGCGATGCCATTCAAGTCACTTTAGCCACTGGCGCTGATGGGGTGATCACGTCTACCGCGTCCGAAGTTGCCAGCGCGTTAAACGCTGACGATGCAGCGAACGACTTAATCACGGCCGCCGCGGGCGGTGATGGTTCGGGCGTCATCGAATACGCTTACCAGGTGTATTTATCTGGCGGTGAGAATGAGCCGTTCCCACTGAATAAGCCGACGCTCGTCACCTCGGACAAGCTGATCGCTAAAGCGGGCAGTGATGGCACGTTAAAAGATGCCTTAACCGACATTTACAACCAAACCGGCGCGGTGGTGGTGGTGGTGCGTGTCGCCGAAGGTAACGACGAAGCAACCACCAAAGCCAACGTGATCGGCTCGATGGATGAGAACGGTAACACGACAGGCTTAGCCGCCTTGGAAGGTGCCGAGGGTCTGCTCGGGATTCGTCCTCGCTTGATCATCGCTCCGGAGTTCTCACACCTATCGAGTGTGGGCGAGAAGATGGAAAGCGTAGCGAAAAACCTTAACGGTATCGCCCTAATTGACTCGGACCATTACGACACTTACAGCAACGTGATCAAACGTGCGCGTAAGTTTGCCGAAGCGTATTTCTTGCACGGTGGTATTTCAGTCTATGACCCAGACAAGAAAACCACGGTTAAGCGCCACATGTCGGCCACGGTAGCCGGTCATATTGTGCGTGTTGATAACGATGAGGGTTACTGGAACTCACCATCGAACCGCAAGATCTACGAGATTGAAGGCACGGCGATCGATATTCCTTATGTATCGAGTGGTCCAGGTGCGAAAAGCTGCTTAGCGAACCAGCTCAACAGCAACAACATTGTGACCATCGTAAATAAAAAGGGTGGTTGGCATCTATGGGGCAACCGCCTCACCAATGGCGTCATGCTGCCGCACCAACGTATTCGCTACATTGTCGGCGATAGCATTAACGAAGCGCACCAGGACGCAGTGGATCGCCTTGTTACTAAAAACTATGTCGAGTCAGTGACGGGCCGTGTGAACGCGTTCTTACGCCGCCTGACGGGCGAAGTGATCAGCGGCGGTCTTTGCTGGGTGGATACCGAAGATAACATCAACGCGATCGGAACCGGTCAGGTGTTCTTTGACTATGACCTCGGGTTCTACGACGTGGCCGAACGTGTGACATTCCGTCAGCACGTTAACCGTACTTACAACGAACAAATTTTTAGTTAAGGGGCTGACAGATGGCAGGTATTCCAAGTGTATTGGTAGATTTTAACGCCTTTCTGAAAAACACCAGTTACGCCGGCAAGGCGAACAAAATCACGCTGCCTAAAGTCGTGATGAAAACTCTCGACTTTGATGGTGCTGGTATTGGTGGCACCGTGAAACGCAGCGTCGGCAAATTGGAAGCGATGGAAATGGAAGTGACCGTCTCGGATTACTCGAAAGAGGTGATCGGCATGGTGGGTTCTCGTTCGAGTCGTAACGAAGTGGTGACGTTCCGCGGCGCGCTCGATCGTGATGGTGAAATCAAAACCGTGATTGTCCGTGCATCGGGTGAGTGGCGCGAATTGGAGTTCAACGAATGGGCCCCAGGTAGTGAAGCCACGAATAAAGTGGTGATCGATGTTGAGTTCTTCGAAATGGAAATTGATGGCAAAACCATGCTCAAGATCGACAAGCCGCGAAACAAGTTCGTTGGTGCTGATGGCAAAGACCGAAACGAAGAAATTCGTAACGCGTTAGGTCAGTAAATAAATCTTTAAATCGTTAATTATTTAATCTTACAAGCCCAGCCCCGCGCTGGGTTTTTTATTTGGAGTATAGTCAACATGGCTAAAGTGACAGAGCTTAAAAAACCTATCAAACGTGGCGAGAAAGAAATCACCTCGATCAATCTTCAAGAACCAAACTCGGGCAGCCTTCGCGGTCTAGAACTGATGGCGATCATGCGTATGGATGTAACTCAGATTCGTAAGCTAACGGCGCGTATTTCTGACATTACCGAAGCCGAGTTCGACACGCTTTGCCCTGCCGACATTGCGTCAGTAAGCGCGGATGTCGTGGGTTTTTTCATGGAATAAACCCCTTGCCGGCGGATGTGATGGAGGTGGAGGCCGACATTTATTTGGTGTTCACCGGTTTTAATGCCAGTACCACGGCAACCATGCCGTTAGGGGAACTAATGGACTGGCATCGCATCGCCATCGAGCGCCATGAAAAAGCGCAAGAAGCACAAAATGCCGGGTAGTCCTTTGCAGGATTACCCGGCCTTTTTTTGTTTGTAAGGGGCCTGTATGTCCGATCAAAAACATAAACTGACGATGGTCATGGAAATGGTGGATAAATACACCGCCCCATTCCAGAAAGTCACCGACCAAAGCAAAAAGTCGGCGGTGGCCATCGAGAACACGCACAAGCAACTTAAACGACTGCAGCAAACCTCGGGCGATCTTGAATCCTTCAAGCAGCTAAAACGAGAAAGCGCCAACACCGAACGCGCGCTCGATGCGCAGCAAAAGAAAGTCGCTCAATTAGCCCAGCAGATCAAACAGGCCGAAACGCCTAGCCGTGCTTTGACTAATGAGTTCAACCGGGCCAAGCGTGAAGCGCAGCAGCTCACCAAGCAACACGAAAAAGAAAACACACAACTGTCTGAAATGCGTACCCGCTTAAATGCGGCCGGAGTGAGTACCAAAAACTTACGCCAGGCAACCAGCCAGTTAGAGCGCCACACCGCCCGAGTTAATCAACGCTTAGAGGAACAGCAACGCAAGTTAGAAGTGGTGGCGCAGCGTGAGAAGAAACTCACCGCCTTGCGCGATAAAAACAGCGCCTTGATGGGGTCTGCAGCAATGGACACCGCCAAGGTGGGCGCTGCAGTGTTTGCGATGAAACAGCTCACCGATAGTTATGGCGAAGTGGCCAGCGCCCAGGGGACGATTCAGAGTTTGGGGATCGGTGCCGAGGGTATCGAGGAGGTCACGCAAGCCGCAAAAGATTTTACCAACCAATGGGCGGGCACCACACAAGCAGAATTTATCGCAGCAAGCTACGACATCAAATCGGGTATTTCGTCGCTGTCTGATGCCGCTGTGGGCGAATTTACCCGCATTGCGGCCATGACTGCGGGCGCAACGAAATCAACCACGGACCAAATGACCAGTTTGTTCGCGTCCGGTTACGGCATTTACCGCAAGCAGTTTGATAAGTTTGGCGGTGATACGATTGCCGGTTGGAACGCAATGTCCGAGCAAGAGCGGGACATGCAATTCGGTAAGTATTTCAGTGCCGGGATTGCCTCATCGGTGCAAGCGTTTAAAACCGATGGCGAAAACATGAGCTCGGCGATCTCTAATCTGGGTGCTGCAGCCACTTCGGCTAACGTGTCGTTTGCGGAGCAGCTTTCCGTTTTAGGTCAGTTACAAGCGACCATGTCCGGCAGTGAAGCGGCCACGAAATATAAGGCGTTCTTAGGGTCTGCCGCCCGCGCCGGTGATCAGCTGGGTTTGAGCTTCCTTGATGCCAATAATCAGCTTAAAGGGATGCCCGACATCCTCGCCGAGCTGCAAAGTAAATACGGCGATACGATTGACGCCGTCGAAGAACAGGAGCTTAAAAAGGCGTTCGGGACGGATGAAGCAATGGCGCTTATCAAGTTGCTCTATCCCGAAACCGACAAGCTAAAAGAAAACATTCTCTCGATGAATGGCGCGCTGCAGGGCGGTATGGACACCACGAACAAGATGGCCGCGGCGATCTTAAACGGTCCAACCGAATCGACTCAGCGCATGAACCAGCGTGTGCAGAACTTAACGGCCACCCTGGGGAAAGTGTTCGCCCCGATGATGATGTTTATCACTGATACCGTGGGCGAAGCGGCCATGATGATCGCCAGCTTTGCCGAGAAATTCCCATTCTTAACCCAAATGATAGGCGGGGCCATTATGGCCATCATTGCCCTTAAAACGGGTCTGATTGCCGTTAAAGCCGCTCAAATCGCCTATAACTTCGCGATGATCACCTCGATGCAATCAATGGGGATCATGGCCACGATGCAAAAGGCGCTCGCGTTTGGTGCGAAAGCCTGGGCGGTGGCTCAATGGGGCTTAAATGCCGCGCTGAATGCGAACCCTATCGGCTTGGTTGTGTTGGCTGTGATGGCGTTGATCGGCGTGGTTGCCCTGGTGATTAAGTATTGGGAACCGCTTGGTGAGTTCTTTACCAACTTGTGGGACGGCATTGTCAGCAAGTTCACCGGAGCAATGGAAACCATCGGCGCCCTGGTGGGAAAAGTCGCCGGATGGTGGAACAGCTTATTCGGTGATGATGAAACGGCCGTTAAAAACATTGCCATGAATGGCCAGGTGACAACCTCGGGCAGTTCACCGGCTTTAGCAGCCAGTGGCGGGGTGATGCCTTATCAAGCCAAAACGGGGATCAGTGCCAGCCGTGGCGCTTCCAATACCTACCAAACTGAAAACAAAATCCAGATCGTACAGCAGCCTGGCGAAAGCCAAGACGACTTAGCGCGTCGTGTTGCCGAAGAAATGGACCGCCGAGAACGTGACCGCTCACGTCGTCAACGTGGAACAATTTATGACTAAGGAACTTAGTTTATGAGTGTATTGCGAAACGGGGTCATGTTGGCCCTGGGTGATTTCTTTTTTAGCATTAGCACGGTTCAGTATCAGCAGCTACAGCGCTCGAAATCATGGACCTGGGCGAAAAAGAACCGACTCGGCCGAAAGCCAGCAAAACAGTTCCACGGCCCCGACAGTGACACCATCACGCTAAACATTGCGCATTTTCCGGAAAATAAAGCCGGATTATTGATGTTTAGCCGCTTGGCTGCATTAGCAGATCAGGGCAAACCGCACCGCCTAGTTGGCAGTAATGCCCTGGGCGGGTCTGATCTTGGCCTTTGGTGTATCGAAAGCCTGGAAGAAACCGACACGGAGTTTACCGAGGACGGGATCCCGCTAGTGATTAAAGGGACCTTAAAAATCTCGGAGTGGGGGGAAGATGAGTTCTAACACACAATATCGAACCCGAACCGGCGATATGTTGGATTGGGTTTGTACGCAGTATTACGGAGAACGTCCGAGAGCCGTGGAAGCGGTTCTCGATGCGAACCCGGGGTTAGCCGCTTATGGTCCGGTGCTTCCGGCGGGGCTTGTGATCGAGTTGCCCGATTTAGGTCCGGCAGAAGATACCAGCACAATCAGTTTATGGGATTAAGCCTGTTATGGAGTCAATATGGAACCACCGATTTATCAAATTATGGCCAACGATGCCGATATCACCGCGAAGATTCAAGACCGCTTTTTAAGTATGACGTTGCATGATGCGGCGGGTGTTGAATCTGACTCGGTGACAATTACCCTGGATAACCGCGGCAATGTGATTAAACCATTATCGACCGGTGCAAAGTTGATTATTTCTCTCGGAACGGGGAAAGCACTGGTCCCAAAAGGTGTTTATCAAGTGACAGAGTTAGAAGAATCGCTCGATAACGACGACTTGATCATTCATGGCACTGCAGCAGATATAAAAGGGAATATTAAAGCGCCCAAAGACCGAACCTTTGACAACATCACGTATGGCGATTTGGTAAAACAGCTCGCCAGTGAAAACAATCTGCAGCCGGTGATCAGTGATGAGCTGGCCAAGATTAAATTTGAGCACATCGATCAGAAAGCCGAATCGGATTTAAACCTATTAACCCGCCTTGGTCGTCAATATGGCGCAATAGCAAAACCAGTCGCTGAACGTTTACTGGTGACTGGGAAAGGGGAAGGAAAAACCGCCAGTGGTCAGGAAATGCCGCTAGAAGTGATCGCCGACGCGCATAACTCATCGGGTCGAATCGTAACCAAAGAGCGAGACAACTATCAATCGGTGGTGGCGCATTGGTTTGATGAGCCTGCCCAACAAAAACGCCAGGTGAAAGCCGGCGACGGCGAGCCTTCATTGACGCTCAAACAGGAGTACATGAGCGAAGATGAGGCGTTAAAAGCCGCTACGGCTGAACTGGAAGAACGCCAACGAGGGAAAAAGACGTTTTCTTTAACTCGCCCGCTTAGCCCTCATTTGGGCGTAGGCTTCCGAATCCAGGTGCTAAACCATAAGCCGGTGGCCAATGGCCTATGGGTGGTTGAAGGCGCCGATCACTTTGTTGGACGTGATCGAATTTCAGAAACAACACTCGAATTAGTGATACCTAAATAATCATTCACAACAAAGCCTTATCGACAAAAAACGTTATAAACTTGATGCCGATGGGGTTTTGTGTGCATAATCTTACTGTATAAATAAACAGTATAATAAAAGTCGATCGGAGTGCAAATTTTGAACGTGAACCCTTTAAACGACGGAACGAGATCAGGTACAGTCGATAACTTGGCCGCATTATTACGTTTTATTGAGGCAGCAAGCGAGGATAGCGAAATTTGCGATCCTGGACTGCATCAAGCGATTAAGGTGGCGAGTGCAACTGCAGTGCAGTTAAAGCGATTCGACCAGAAGAACGGCGAGTCGGACCAATCTGGATAAATAACCAGATCTTTTTTTGCGTGATCCTTTCCGCATCGTGTGGTAGGCTTATTGCGAAATGTTGTTTTAGTGCTTGTTGGCTTATGGTTTGGCGACTTAGGCGGGCAAGATGAAGATTAATAAAGGTTTAAAAAGCAAAAACCCCGCAAAAGCGGGGTTCTTTAATCGGGCAATAACAAGTGTATTAATGTTTGGCGGCATAATACAAAACCCTACATAACAAATTAGAGTTTACTTGTTGTACCTGATTGCTGCAAGCCTTAAACGGTAAAAAAAGCATCAGTATGAAAGAAAATGTATCTGTAACTAGGGCTAAAGTCCTAGCTGACGAGTTTAGAGACTACTCGCAACAAGAAAAAACCGCATGGGCGAAGAAAAACGCCGAAGAAAATGCGAAATACCTATCATCTAGCCTTGGTTATGACGTTAGCGAACGACTTCCTTATGTGTTGTTGCAAGCGGCGACTGAGGTCCTTCAAAGTATCCAAAATCGCAGTAAGCTAAAAACTCGAATTTGCGATAGGGCTGATCATTACGCTAATACCATGAAGGTTTTAGCGACGGCTATCCTTCATTATGACTTAGCATCAAACCTCGTTGGTGTTCGTGATCGAGTCACTCATAAGTTAGAACGCTGTGAAAATAGCTTGTTTGCTGATCGCCTTAACATGCCATCAAGAACTGTTGATAATTGCATCTACAGCTTAAAACGCGCGGGCCTTTACCTTTCTTTTGAACAAAGAGAAGAAAAGGACAGTGATGTCGGCCCTGTTTATCGTGGTGTAGCATCAATCAAACGTTTAAATATGGTGATCTTTGAAATGCTGGGTCTTGGTCAGTTTGTGACAGTGCAACGCGCCAAGGCTAAACAAAGAAAGCAAATCAAACAGCTTGAGAAAACGCCAGAGCAAGAGCAGTTAGATAGTTACCGTAAAGTAGATGATAAGGTCAGAGATAAACGCAACAAGCAACGCAGCCATGCTAAATTCGAACGTGTGACGAAGCCAATAACTGAAATGTTAGCTTCGTTGCAGTCCCAGAACCGGACAGAAGAGACGCTAAACCTTTTGAACCAGGGCTTTAGCCATGCAGAGATCAAGGCGCTGTATAAGTCTCGCGAGTTAGAGTCTGACCCCGGCCCAGTAGACGACTGCGCCGACATACCCTATTAGGTCCCCCCATTTTAAACATGCCGCTTAGTTGCGGATTTTCTCGATCCTTCCGTTAAATAATCCCCGCATTTACAGCAACTTAGCGAGTAAAATGCTATAATACACGTCTATTTCCTTACGTATTTTTGATGCTTTTAACCATGCTTGTGGATAACTTTCAAACTACCCTCCATTAACTGGCGTATGATCCCTTCTATAAATAGCGCACATTCCCCCAAATTAAAAAGAAACATAATATATCAAGTACCTCCCATTAAATTGTGATTGAACTACATCGATCACCTTTACTACATAGGGCACAATTTAACGGGCCCCAACAGCCAGCTTTAATCAATCACTCTTGATTAGGCTTATCGCAATAGCTGGCTGCGCTGAACATTCCTTTTGTCATCCGACCGTCATCCTTTCGAGTATTACGATTATCTAGTGGAACCAATCCTTAACCTTTCGTATTTAATTTAAGCCTATCACCTAGCCTTCTTTCGCTTCGCGAGGTCTAGCAGAAGAGTAAGGCGAGATTTAACGACGCTCTGTGTAACTAACCGCGCCGATTAAGTATCATGGTCTACCGAACCGCATCGAGCGGCTTGGTGCTTCGCTTGCACTTCGTGCTTTGCTTATCCCTGCGGGGCTAGTCCTCATTTGAAAGTAGGTTCTGTGGGTGCGCTTCTGGGCGCAAAAAAAACAGTTGCAAGCTAGGACGAAAAGTCCTATTATTTATCTCGAAGGCCGGGCAAGGTGCCAAGGCCAAAACCGAGATAATTCGATGACTGATTACAAAACGATTCGTAAAAATGCTACCAAGAAGATCCAATCTATTTTAAATAGTGCCGTTGGCATTATTGGCCGCGTATCATCAATGCAAATTGATGATAGCTACGAGAGCGCCTACCACCTGGTCACTGCAGAAGAAGTGATCGCATGGCTTAAAGATGAAAACAATTATCACGATGCTACGTGCTTTTATCGTGATGATGAGTTTAACGTTAGTGGTCCTTATCATTTTTGCGACCATTTTACGGCTTATTTCAATCAGGAAGCGCTTAACGAGGCTTTAGAGTGTTACGGCTTGGCTGAGTCCATTAATCGCCTCAAGAGCCATTAGAGGCGGTTAGGGTGGAATCTAATGTGATTGCGGTGGATTTTACGCGCCGTGTTCGCTTATCTGCATAAGTTAAAACGCCGACTTTGCTCGGCTTTAATTAACGAAATAAAGAATTAAAGAAAGTAATCGCTTGTAATTTAGGACGAAAAGTCCTATTATTTATCTCAAAGGCCGGGCAGGGTGCCAAGGCCAAAACCGAGATAAATCGATGAAAGCAATCATTCAGTTAGACAGCAAAACATTCTATTTAGAAACGCGTGGTAATAAGATGACTCTTAGCCACAAAGAGGATGCTTTGGGTGAATATTGGGAAATGTTTACTGATAATGCCAGTCGTCGCGCTTATCGTGGTCTGGGGATTAAACAGTTCGCCAGCCTTGAAGCCGTCGAAAAACAATATAAAAGCTGGCGAGGCGTAAGCGCCTTGTTGGCCAACTAACGATAAAGAGGGCGGCAGTGCCGCCCCAAATGGTGCCATTATGACAAATGCTATTATTCGCCCAGAAACACTAATCCCTTTTGGTTTAGATTGGGCGCAACCGACAGGCGAAGAAGTTCGCGAAATCTTAAGACTATGCGGTTTAACGGGAAGTCAGGCCGCGGCATTGGTTGGGGTTTCAGATGGTAGAAGCGTTCGTAAATGGTGCGCTTTTGATCCTGTAGAGGTCGAGAAAGCAAAAGCCGAAGGGCGTAAAACGAACATGCAGCGAATCCCTTTCGCGGCGTGGGCTATTCTGGCAGAGCGCGCCGGATTTGGGCCTATTTGGAATAAAGAAATAAATAAATAAATAATTAAAGAAAGAAAATACTTGCAAGGTAGGACGAAAAGTCCTATTATTTATCTCGAAGGCCGGGCAAGGTGCCAAGGCCAAAACCGAGATAACACGATGACTAACAATCAAATCATTGCAAAAACCATTCTTGAACAGCTTGGCGGCGGTCGCTTTGTGGCTATGACCGGCGCGAAAAACGTGGTTGCTATTGAAAGTGGCCTACAGTTTGACCTTCCTCGCACTCGTCACTATGTAAAAGATGGCATCAATAAAATTCAAATCATCTTAAACCCATCTGACACTTACACGGTCCGCGGCCTTAAATATATGCCTCGTAAGTTTGAATGTAACGAACTGGCCAACGAACAGGGTATCTATGCCGATATGCTGCAGCGCACCTTTACCGAAATGACCGGCTTAAATACTCGTTTATTTTAATGCTGGATAAGTCGCCCGAGAGGGCGGCTATTTACGGAGGGTTGAAAGTGGATGATAACTCGAATGTATTGGGCGCCCCTGTTTCCCTGGCTGAGTTTAATTATTTATGTGATTGCGCCGCGGAAGTTACCCCCAAGCCATCCACCGAAATGGTGGATAAGTACCCAGATTTAGAATTGAGTGATACGCGATCGATAGATTAAGTGTTATTTTATTATTCACTCGAAAGGTGATTAAGAAATGAAGAAAAGCAGATTATCTAAAAACCAGAAAGATGCGTTATTTGTGTTAGCTATTCTGGAAAGTAAAAACAAAGTGGGTCCGATTGGTGTGTCGAAGGTTCGGGCTATGGTGGAAAGTTCGCGTGATGGCGATTTGGATCCGTCTAACTTTCGAAAAGGTCTGCATGTGTTGGCCAGTCGTGGGTTAATTGAAATGGGTCGCTATCGAAATTTGAGTTTAGCAATGCAGCTAACCAGGGTTGGCCGTCACGACGCCGCCAAAATTTATCGAGAACGCACTCTCTGAACTCGACATTCAAACCGAAGATGATGAACAAATATCAATTTTTGATAAGGAATAGAAAATGGAACATTACGAACGCCTAATTATAAAAGGTCTTATAAACCGTGGTGGAAGCTCTAGCGAAAGTTATGTTTATCAGTTGTTGACTGGTGACGTTAACGATAAATCTTCATCTGTGGCCCGCATGTGGGGTTATCTCGATGCACCTTTGCAAAGTAAGCTGGCGACAATTCTTGATGATGTCTGTAGTGTATCTATTGCGGGGTTAAGTGACGCTGCAGTGGTCAATGTGTTAACTGAATACATGGCTGATAAAGGAGGCCGCCAGGCATTTTTTAAAAACAACTCGCGTGATTCTATCGAGCGAATGAGCGATGAAGAATACGAGAAAGGAATTGAACTGGCTATTCAGGAAAAGCGCGACTTGTTAGCCATGAAGGCGTAACAAGTACAAAACCTGATCTTTTGGCGGTTTCGATGTGAATCGGCCGCCAAATACCCCCCGCTTATTTTCCTGTCTAAAAACACGTCTTTTTGTAACAAATTTACAACCAGTAAAAATCACCGGTTAAAGAAACAAAACTTAAACTTTTTCGTGTTTGTACTGTTTTTCGTGTTCAAGTTATCAAAAAAGTGGCCAAACTTGGCTATTTACCATAATGACCATATGACGCACCAAATTTTGGGGCTCATTGATACAGTTTTCTATTTTGTCTTCCTATCTTTCAATTCTTCGAATTCTCGATACAGCTCGATCAGCAAAGTGACAAAGTGTCGCCTTAAGATTGGCGATAAAACCCGCGTTGCTGTGGCAACATCCCAACTTGTTATTTTGTCTAGCCCCATCATATCTAATGAAATATCAAGGTCGGTTGTTTTCAAAACGCGAATAATTGCCCGATATTGACTAAATTTCATGTCTGAATCGCCTTGTTCGATTCTTTGGTACGTTCGTTTACTCATTCCGGCCAGGTCTGCGATCTCTTGTTGCGATAACCCAGCCATTTCTCGACGCACTTTCAGCGCTTCGATTATAGGCTCATGTGACATAGTTCACCTCATAAGTGACAGTTTTGTCACTTTCTTGCAAGAAAGTGACCATTTTGTCCTAGCCTATTGACGCTGTTTCTTATGCGGTTAAATTGCCCTTAAAAATCATATAAATACAATAAATACGTTAGTTGGAGTAGTAACAATGGCTAAAGGCAATAAAAATTCTATTCATTCAAAATGTGAGCAAATATTAGCGATTTTGCAAGTTGAGAATGATTTAGCGAAATCAGGTGACAACATTTGCGATGAGGTATTAGCCGCTAATTTACTGATAAAAGGCTTAGTTTTGGAGGTGGATAATCTAGTCGAAATGGACTAGGAAAAGACTGATAGTTTGGTCTTTATAGTTTGGATCAGGGACCATTATCGGGGGTTTCTGATCTACACCTGTGATCACTTGCGCGTTTGGGAATCTGGATATAATGGTCATAACAAATGATTGTTACCACTAAAGGGTTTGATATGAGCAATAACAAAGCGGCCGTTTTGGCTAAGTGTGATCAGGTTTTAAATATTTTGGCAGTAGCGGACAACCTAACTAAGAACGATGATAATGTCATCGACGAGATTCGCGCGGCGAACTTGTTGAATAAAGGGTTAATGGTTGAAATTAAAGAGTTACTAGAAGTAGCTTAAATTGGTTAGGTGATAAGATGATAAAAAGAATGATCGCCGCCCTGGTATTGGTCGGGGCTGTGTCTGGATGTAGTGACCCGGATAGTGATTGGCTTTATGATGGGAGTTCGGTAGGGCTCGATCGTCAACAATGGAGCGAAGCGCAACCAGGGCGAAAGTTAGGAACTGCAGGTTTTTGGCTTAGAAACCTAAATAAAGATGGGTGGTTAATTGATGGGGCTTTGGTTGAAGGCCCAGAGTTTAAGCAGAACGCCCAAATGCTGGTTGATTGCCTGGATAGCTCGATCAGCGTGTCGAAAGCAGAAACGAACCACTTGGTCGCTTCTTGCGTTCAGACAATGGGCTGGGGCGCTAACAAGTCATAAAAGAAAGGCCGCTATCATAGCGGCCTTTTTATTAGAATAAATGTTCTTGTCTCGGTTCTAGCGGCACGGGCCGTTTCGGGCAGGGGTGAACGTGGATCCCTTCATCTTGTAGATACTGCCCGCATTTTTCATTCCAAAACACATCCGAACTATTTTTCTTGCAGTGGCCAAAGCGTTGCTTTCTTGGCTCGATACTTAAACCCCATCGATCAATCGTTCGGGCGAACTGGTCGTGTTTCCATCCTTTTTGTTGATAGTGTTGGCAACTAAAGCATGTATCCGGTAGCGATAAGCAATCTATTTTCATTGATTCGCCCCGTGGTTGGTGATGTGCTGATAACACATTTTTGCGATAGCTTCGCCCATTGCGTCGGGTTTGTCTTTTAGATACTCGATCACTTGATCTACGGGTTGAAACATAAGGTCAGATAGACGCAGAGCGCCCGAAAGGTTATGATTACCTTGCAGCATAGTTAATTCCCATTGGTTGTGTTGTGTGTGCCAGGCGGTTGTAGGGGTGAGATACTTCAACCGCCGGGCGTCCTACCTAACGGCTTTTAGCCGCCATGATTTTCTTTCCAGAATTCAAACATCTTTTTAAATTGGTCAATTTGCGAAATCTTGTGAGTGACGCAATAGATTTTCCATTCGTGTACGAAATCCTCGTCAGTTTTAAAGTTAAGCGGTGCCTTTGCGCCCCCTTCTGGTTTTTGCGTGTTCTCTTGGCCGTGTGGCGCCTCTGTGGTCACTGGTGGGGCGCCTTTACCTTGATTTTTCTTTGGTGGTTTTCCTGGGTTCAAAGTCATTATTTGGCTCTCTTTAATTCGTTATTTCGTTAATTCGTTAAGGTTGTCAATTAAGGCTTGAACCAAGCTTTCAGCTTGTTCGCGTGGGCCTTTGTATTGGCATTCGATAGCGGCTTGGCCTTTATCGCTGGCACGTCTTAGAGCGGTTCTTTCTTGTAATGGAGCCTCGATCGCCTTGTAGGGTGTTTGGGCCATATAATCGAATGAATCTTGCAACTCGGCTTTGCTGTCACCGGTTCGGCAGAATACAAAGACAATCTTGTTTCTATCGATCCCTTGTTTGACTAAGTCGTTCGCTAGAATGACGCAAGGCTCCATATCATCGAGGGCGAGGCCCGTAGGAATGATGACCATGTCCGAAGCGTGGGCGATCTCTAATGTTGCTTTGGTGGCGTGTGGGGCGCCGTCGAAGATATACATATCGTAGTTGTCAGCTTGCTTGAGTGCTTGGCCAACGTTGCCAAAACATTCGACTGAAACAACCGGATTAATTTCAGAGGCTAGACGGCGTTTTTGCCACATATAGCTGGTTGATTGGTTGATGTCTAAATCTGCGATTTTCACATCCCATTCGAATTTTGCATAAGCGGTCGCTAGGGCGCGCGCAACCGTGGATTTACCCACGCCGCCTTTTTGCGAAACTACACCTATTTTTTTTCCCATTGGTTGGCGTCCTTTCATTAATTAAAGAAATCGTTAATTCTTGAAAGTGATAATAGGACGAAAAGTCCTTATTGTAAATGGGTAATGAATTAAATAATTAAAGAAATAAAGAAAAGCGAGATAAGAATCTCGCTTTGTGTGACGGGTCACGCTTGTGTTTAATTGAGGTTTAAGCGGTGTTCTTTATAAACGATGTAGCAAAACGGGTAGCTATTAAGTTCGACGGCTTTTTCTAGTGCTTCAACGAATGTTAGTTCATCAAAAGCGACTTTGATGTTTTCGCCATCTTCAAAAGCGGGATCGTATTTACCCGCGATGACGACGAATTCTTTTTCTTTGTCCTGGTTGTTACCAAGCTCTAATTGGTAGGCCAGTAACATCGAACTAAGGTCATTTCGGCTTACTTCGCATGTTGATTCATGTTCGCCAGAGCATAACGCGGATTTGCTCAAGCGTTCGAATGACTGTTTTATTTCGGGAGTGTCTGTTTTCATTTGTTATCACCTTTAGGAATTGCAAAGAGAGCTATTGGCCCATGTTCTTCTGTGTCATGTATGGACAATAAAAAAGAACCAGGTTTATCACAAGTTGGGTTCCAAGCTTTGCAGCTAGTTAAGTCCCCATCGGCCCATTGTTCGATGAGTTCGTCCTCGTCATATTCCATGTATGAAATTTGATAGCCCATTCCATTATTTGAAAACCAAGCATCGATCTGTTCTTTCTTGGTTCCTTCGTCCCATTCTGGCAAATGTGGGTGAGTCCAAAATCCATCTTCATCGCGTATAACTTCTGTTGATTGTATTGTCATCTTGGCATCCATTAAGTTGTTTGTTTTAGCTCAAAAAAGGCTAAACGTTCGGTGTGTTGGTTTTCCATGCGCTTTAACTGGCGAAGCGCATGGTTTAGGTCGTTAACTTCGTCTTCATATTTAAATAGCAAGTCTGTGGATTTCTGACTGTAAGCGTTCTCGACTCTCTTGAACTGGCGTTTTAGGTCAGCCAGTTCTTTTTCGGCGGCTTTCTTTTTCTGCCCCTGGTGAAATTCGCATTTACCCTCGGCGTAACCAATGTCAAATAACAACTTTGCTCGATATTCAAGATCGATAGATAACTTTTCTATTTGTTGCTGGGCGGTTATTTTCTTTTCGCGTTCTTTGATTGCCTTTTCAGTGGCCACGATTGCCACTGAGAAAGGATTAAATTTTTTTTCTGTCACCACTCCCCCTTATGCCGCCTTTCCGTCAAAATTGCCGTTGTAGTTCACCGGTATCATGTCTTCTTCTTTAACTGTGCCTTCCTGCAGCTCGTTAACCTTGTATAACCAATCTTGAGCAAATTCGATTGTTTCGGTGCTAGGGCGTAAGCCGCCTTTCGGTGCTGCACATAATTTAGAACCGTTTTCTGGATCGTGAGTAATTAAGCCGCCTCGGCCTGATTGGTGTAGGTACAGCAACGAACGCCCTTCGAAGATGCTGCCGTCTGGGCGTTGCATCTTGGTTTTCTGTGGCCAAATGATGAGGTGATGAGCATCGTTGTGATATAGACCGCTGCCCGTATCGTGTGATAGTTGTTTTTGAAGTTGTGCGATCTTACCAATAGCTTTGTTTGTTTCAGCTTTGGATTCCTTGAGAGCCTTGCACGCGTCTTTTAATGCTTGTTCTTGCTGGCCAATGCGTTTTTGGTTTTCTAGTGCTTTTGCTTGCTGGCGCTTATTCTGTTCTTTCAGCTTCTTAGGGTTGAGCTTTTTAAGTTCTTTAAGCTCATTTTGTAGGCTTTGAACCATTGCTTTAGAGCGGTTAAGTTCTTGCTGTAATCCGGTGGATTTGTTCGCAATGTCTTCGGCTTCCAATGCCATGCCACGACAAAAATCGTTTTCTTCTTTAAGTTGGGTGATCTCGTCGTTTTGGGTGGCACATTGGCGCTTGTATCCGTCGCGTTCTTGCTGCAGACGTTGATTTTCGCTGACCATTTTATCCCAATCGGCGTTTTGTTGGTTGTATGCAGCCAGGAACGCCGCTAATAGGTCATCACTGCCATATTGATCAAGGGCGTTTAATGTGCTGAGTTGTTTTAGTTCTTGAGTGGTGCTATCCATTATCGGGGTCCTTACATTGAAACTTTTACTGTGCCGAGGTGCTTAAATACGGCGTTAAATTTGTCGAGGTTTGGGCCTAAGTAGGTGATACAACTTCCCTTAGTGACGTTGTTGTCGATGGTGCCGTCCGGTTTGTAGTATTGAACGCGCCCGTTTGGGTAACACTGAGGGTAAGGAAGCAGTTTTCTAAACCAGGTTTCGGACGTATTAGCGAACGTGATACAAATGGCTTCTTTGACGTTCCCGTTTTGATATTCACTGATGAGCTTTTCTACCCAATCGAGATTGTTCGGAATGTCTTCGTCGATGTGGTAGCCTCGTTTTTCACATGCTTTTTTCTTGCATTTGTCGCGGTTAGTCGGACAGGCTTTTTCGCCTCGATGGAATGGGTGATTCATCCATAACGTATTGGCTTGCCATTCTTTACTTAACCCGTCATCTTTCCGGCTATAAAAGCGATCCGCCATCACTATAAAGTTTGCTGCAAGTGAACTTGCCGGATCGAGTTCAATGCTTCCCATAACTTCACGCGCGGCGTCGGTCCATACTTTTGGGGTGTAATATTCCACGGCACCACTGGATTGATTGACCAGTTGAGAGGGATTTTTAGCGGTGGCGGTCGTCATGCGTTTTTCTCCGTCAAGCGTTGCGTTTTTACATCAATACGAGCCATCAAAACGAGGGTGTCGCGAAGCTCTAAAGGTTGGTGATTCAGTTTGTAGCGTTGATTCAATAGGGCGTTTTCATGGTTATCGACTAGGAATAAATTGTCTGGGCTGCAGTCCTGGCGATCACCGTTACGAAAGCGGACATTGTGGCCAGTTGGGATCGCGCCGTGATGTTGTTCGTAAACGACGCGCTGTTTAAGTTCCCAGATATTTGGTTCTGCAGTCTTTATCTCGATGTAGCCTTCGACGTTAGTACGCTCGGACCCAACGGGCTTGTGATTGTGGGGTTTCGCCCCTTTTTTAAAGCTGCCGCTATTAGGCTTCATAACGCCTTTAGTTCCGGCGTTATGCGGCTTTTGACCTTTGGTAAAATAACCGGTTCGCCCTGATTTAATACCGTGATTGCGGGTAAAACTTCGAATTTGGTTTTCTGTCTTATCGGTATCGAAATGCTGATTGAATCGGATGGTGAGTTCAGCTAATGCCCATTTTTTATAACCAACTTTGATAAAGTCGGCTTGTTCTGGCGTATAGCTGAAATATTTGCCTTTGGTGAGTTCACCTTGTTTTCGTCCACATCGAATGCGGTGGTTTTTAACCATAGCTTTAACTTGCTGAGGTGTTTTTTCTGTATGAAAGCGATGATTAAACGCCACTGTTAACGCCTCGATGTCCAGCTTTGGGTATTCTGCCTTTAAGAATGACTTCATGTCGTGGGTCACGATAAAACGACTCATGCTTTTGGACCTTCTATCATTTGAGGAAGATCGCCTTCACGAATGGAAGTACCAACCGCGATTTGAGCGTCTAAAGCCAACCTAGCGTTGGCGACAATATCTTTAGATACGCCGGAAACGGCTTTTGAACGGTTAATTTCTTCTTTTAGAGCATCGCCTTTTAAGCTTTCATCGGATAAGCGTTCGAGTTGAGCGAATAAGTGGTTATTGAGATCTGTTAGTTTATTTTTCATTAGCATAGGTCCGTGTCTTTTCGTCCAGTTCGGACGGTTCGGCTTTGTTGAGTTCTTGTCCTTACTCGAGTTCGTACAGCTTGATCGTCAAGGTCCATGACGCTGCAGAAACAGAGCACTAAACACATCACGCGTAATAAACCGAGTTGAAAGCCTCGGCTGATCATGTGCGGTGTGGTTTTCGCATCGAGCTTGTACCGGATGTCTTGTTCCGCAAGGCTTAGTTCCGGTGGGGTGAGATCGAGCTCGTTACAAATTTCTTTCGGGCGTTTCCCGTTGGCGTGACCTTCCAAGATGGCCAGTTCGTCGGAATTAAGCCCCATCCCTGGGGCGGTCAATATTCCGTTAGTCATGGCCGTGTCCAATAAAGGTTAGGGCGTCAATGTGTGCATGAAGTTTTACGCATTCCGTTTCAACTTGCTGCAGTTGAAAAAAGGCAGAATTGACAAGGCGGCGCGCTTCGTCGTCCATTTCGGCACTTTCTAAGGCTTTTTCAAGAGTACAACCCGCGCCAATAAGAAACGCTTGGGTTTGGTTTAAGGCGCGAATTTGTTGCCGCTGGGCGGCGCGTAAATCCTTCGGGCCCTGGATGGTGATGGTTGCTACTTCGCCAGTATTCATGGTGCTTTCCCTTAGGCGTTGTCTAACCTTTGCATTTGTTGTTTTTAGCTACTGCAAAATGTTGTTAAGTTTTTGCTAAAAAAACGCGGTTCCCCGCGCTTTTGGATAGGTGTTTAATCAGTTCAGTGTGGCCCAAGAGGCTTTAAACACGTAACGGCCGATAACCTGGATGCGTTCAAAGTCATCAATGGTGAACGTGCGTTCTGGTGCGTGTTTGTCATCGTCGGCATACATCACAAAGCCGATGCCAGGTTCACGACGAACGTAACGCAAGAAGACCGCGCCGTCACTTTCTAGGGCATAAATACCCGCGCCCTTGATGTCGGTGTCTGAGCGGTCAACTAGGACCAAATTACCACGGCTAAAGTGTGTGCTCATGGCATCATCATTAACGGTGATCAGTTTGAGTTTGTGCTCATGCAGTCCGTGACGGTTTAACGCTTCGACATTAAAAGCAATATCGTCGTTGCTTCCACCTGGCTCAAGGTTGGCCAGTATGTATTTATTGGTTTCGACGCCTATCCCTGGCTCATTTTTCCAACCCGCCAAATATTCCGGCGTAGTATCGAGGGTTTTCGCCAGGTAAGGGAATAATTCCAAACTAGGCGCCCGGGAAGCACATTCCCAGTTTTGCCAGCGTCCTGGTGAAATGTTTGTACCAGCGACAGCGGTAGCGGCCCGAGCGGCTTCTTTTGCGGTCCAACCCTTGCCTAATCGTAGTGAGCGGAGTCGGTCGCCAATGATTTCTTTTATCTCTTGTCTCATCTTTAACGCCCTATTTATGAGCCTTTTTTTGTTAGGCGTGTAGCACTTTTGAACCGTGCCTAAATGCCTAAATCATCATAGTTAAAGGTAATAATACCACAAAATACCACAATTTGCGGAAATTGCCACATCCCGATCATTGTCTTCACAACGTTTTGTTGTTAATCTGTGTCGCAAATCGCGGAAAGGACAACTAAATGAGGTTTCAAGACTGGATCAAAACGTTGGGTTTTGGCGGCCAAACATGGCTCGCTAGGCAACTCGACGTCAGCCCAAAGTCAGTGAACGAATGGGTTCACTTTCGCCGATCTCCAAAAGCCAAAAGCCGCAACAAGATCCGCCGTGTATCACGCGGAAAAGTGGAATTTAGTTTGTTCGATTTGGAATACGAACAGAAACAAGCGGAGAGAGCGGCATGATTTTAATGGCGGTGATGGGCGAGAAAGAAAGCGAAGCGGACGCGTTCCACTTTGCAATGGTCAATGAATTGGGAGCCAGCCGAGTGCGCCGCGTGTACCTGGGCTTCATTTCAGACATAAACGAACGCCTTCGTCGCCTTAAGCTCGAAACGTCAGGTCGTTGGTCGGATGAAGTGGTCACGTTGGTTGTGGGCGTCAATAGCGCCGAGGAACAAGCCATGTTGCGCCAAATGGGTGCGTTTGTGTGCCATCAATACGGCCCGTTGTCGGGGGTGTATCACCAATTCGACATTAAGCCGGTGGATGTGATGATCAGTCAATCCGATAGTCGTCCCGATCATGTATTGGACGCCCTCGACGCCTATTCCGAGTGTTACATCCGTAAACGTGACCGTCGAACCAAGGGGGCCGCATGAGATACACCCAAGGCGCCGCCCGACTTTGTCAGCGTCCGAACTTTCAACGCTTTTTAGCGTGGCTAACTAACCAAGCCGTTCAAGATGCCAATCAAGCCGCGGTCGCATTGCGAACCCAGTGCCAAATTCAATCCCGTCGTGAGTTGAACACCAACCCAGAAGCGGGCAAGCGTTATCAACAACTGATCCGTCAGTTCAATGACTGGATGAATAAGAAGGACCCAGCGAATGACCATTAAGAACCGTTTCGTCGCATTAAACGAACAAGACGCGGCCCAACAACTTGAAGCGCTATATGGCAAAAAGCCGATCCGCACCGGCGCAACGAAAACCCATATCACCTGGTATGTGAAAAACCATAACGCGCAAATGGCGAAGGCAAGCCACCATCGCAACGGCAACAATCAACCGATGTTTATCGTTGAAGTAAGGTAATCCGAATATGGGCAACTGGGACGACATCTTTGACCAATGGGCGCGCTGGGTGCATAGCGGTTCATTGGTGCCCAGTAGCCAATCGATTTTGGGCAAGCTGATCGAGTGTCAAGGGGTGATGAATTACGGGAGCGGCGGGGGTCCTGCTTTAGATTGCCTCGAAGCCGATGTCGAATCGGCGGTGTTACGTTTGGCGGCAGAGAATCAAGCGGCGGCGACGGTCTTTCGGGTCGAATACGGCGCGCAAGGCAACCCACTCGACAACACGCAACTGAAACGCGCCCATCGTCAGGGTATCAGCTTGCCCACCTATAAACGCCGTTTAAAGACGGCCCGCAATCATGTGATTGAATCTGTGAGTAAGAGAAGGAAATAACCATGTTTAAAACGTCTGATCCGCGCCATGTGAATAACCATCAATTACGCGATCCTGAGCGTGTAAAACAACGCTTTAAAGTAGACAGTAACGCCGTATCAACGCGCCGCCAAATTGAAGACATTCAAGAACGCCGCCGTTTACGTCAACTATTCGACCTTTAAAGAAATAAAGATTTAAAGAATTAATGAAGTGATAAAAATCCAAGAGTTCATTTTATTAGGCGTCAGCTTCCCCACCGTGTACTGGTTGTTTGAGTGGTTGGCGTCTTAACCGGGGCACCATGAAAACCAAAGTCATTACTTTTTCAGAAACGAACATCAAAAGCGAAATCACCGGCACCGTGCGAACCTTGCGCGATCCGGCGTTCCCGCTGCGCTTTCGCTTCCATCAAAATCGTGAAACGGGCTCTTGGTATGTGGTGCGTCGTGATCGCTGGTATCTGCTCGGTTACTGGCCCGTGTTAACCGTTAAAGCGGTGAAGAAAGTCTTACCCGAAAAGCTGGCCATGTTGGCCATTAACACCAAAAGCAATCTATTACACACCGAGTTCGAGAGCGTAAGCGATGTGCTGAACTGGTATCAAGGCCGCATCGAGAAAGACGCCCACCGTTCGAAAACCCGCAAGGCCACCATCAAAAGCGCCATCAAGTGCCACCTATTGCCCCACCTGGGCGACTTGGCCATCGAAGCGCTTAACCGTCAAGTATTGGACGACGCTTTGATCTGGCCACTGCAAGAAAGCCATTCATTAGCGACCGTTAAGTCGGTGTTATCCGTATTAAAACAAGCATTTAACCAAGCCGATAAGTTAGGGCGCATCGAGTCCAACCCATTAGCGGGCGTGGTGTTTTCGGATTTCATTTCCGTATCGATTGAACCCAAAGACGGGCGATTGTTGGCCACGGCCATCGAACCACTGTTTAAAGCCCTCTTAGGAAGTGATCCGGTCACGCAATGCTTGGTTGTCATGCTGCTGTGTCATGGCACCCGTATCACCGAAACCTTAGCCGCGAAGTGGAGCCACATCGACATGGTGGGCCGTCAATGGCGTTTACCAATGGCGGACACCAAAACAGGGGATTGGCACGTTCTACCCATCACGGACCCAGTAGCGCAATGGTTACAGGATTATCGCACCTGGCAAATCGAAACCGGTTATCGCGGGGTGTTCCTGTTCCCTGGTCACGGTCACGCTCGATCCTTAAGTTACAGCACATCAAGAAAGCACATTCAGACCGTCAGTGATAAAGAGTGGAGCGCCCACGATTGCCGCAAAGCCTTAAAGACCATTTGCACCGATTTAGGGATAGACAATTCCGTCAGTGAACGCCTGTTAAACCATGCCCAGAGCAAACAAGACAAAGCCTATAACCAATCGTTATTCATGGGTCCAATGCGCGACGCCTTAGCCCGTTATCACGCGTGGTTAGATGAACGAGGGTTCCAGGCATTACGCGACGAGACAGAGGCGAGATCGACAAGATCATTCAAACAAGATGAACCAAGAGTCTGCGCGGCGTGAGCCAGCAAAGCGGGCATCTATCACAGAGGAATAAACAACATGAGAAAAACAATCTTTAGAACAACGGTCGCGGTGCTGGTTGAAGCGGCATTGCATGAGCAAAGGCTCAAGGCTTGCGGCTTTGATAAGTCATTGATTGATAAGGAAGAACGCCGCTATGACAGCAACCCGCTTTGGGTATCGCCACCAGAAAAGCCGGGGACCCTGGGGAAATAAAGTGATACCACGGGTGCGAGGCCCGCGGTATTTCAGAAATTTTCGGATTTCCTATGCGCCGTCAGCACTCTAGCCACATCACTGACGAATCCCAGATCCAGCAAGGCTTTAGAGGTGCCGAAATGATCCTTTTTTACTGGAAATAACGCCGATGCGATACATGAACATTACCCAAATAGCCGTCACGTTCGACCTAAGTCGCGACACGGTAAGAAAGCGCCTTCGTGCGGCGAACGTGTGTTCGGCCATGAAGGGAAGAAAGCGCGAAGATCTGTATGACATGGCCCAGGTTGGCCCTGCCTTGTTTGGATAATTAACTAATCACCCTTGAGGTGAATAAGGATTGAAATGGAAAAGAATACACAACCCGACAACCCGTTCACAACAAAGCGCTATTCCACTGCAGCGGACGTATTGGCCGCGCATTGGGAAATCCCATTGAAAGAATTAGCTGATAGCGAGTTCGGTGGTTTGAATGGTCAAGGTGAAGCGGTCGAGAATCTGAGCGCCGAAAATATGCTTGAAGGGATCGAACTGCAAAAGGTTTGGGGTTTTATTGATGGCGATCGTTGCATTCATTTCTGGGCGGCACCAGATGTTGAATTGTCTATGGCAGTGCATTTTTTCGCCCATGAAATAGGCCATAAGACCGGGGCCGATCTTGATGATCACTTTGCCGAGGAAATGCGCGCTGAAGACTTTGGGCATGTTGCCCGTTCGGCGCTGGATTTTGCTTTCAAAGCGATGGGTGAACCTTGCGGAAAATCGGTTCTGATGTCCCGAGAAAATCCGAGTGGCTGGAAACTGGAATCGCTTACTGAAAAGTTACGCGAAGAAATCAATCGTAAGTCTCTCAATATTGCCGGTGATCCGTCGTTCGCCGCTCAAAGTGTTACGAATAACAACTTTCAGATCATTGGGCTATTGATGCAAATCGAAGCCTTACAGCGTCAATCCTTTGCTGTCATGTCACAAATCGGACCGGATCAAGGTCCGCTTGGTCGTGCCCGCTTAGGAGATAAAAATCAAGCGGAGGAAAAACATGTTGATCAGTAATTGGAAAGAAGCGTGGAAACTGTGGAGTGTTCAGTGTGCGATGGCTATCGCCTTGGTGAATGTTTTGATTGCGACCTTGCCCGCGCTGCAGGATTACATGAGCGTCACGGTTTACGCGGTCTTGAATGCTGTGTTAGCGGGATTAGTGACCGTGTTTCGTGTGCTGTCCCAAATCCCGAAAGATCAGCTATTGGCTAAGAGTGGGCACAATGGCTAAGACTTCGAGTGATGATAAGAAAACCAAGGCCGCCACCGAAAGGAAGCGCCGCTCTCGCCAAGCCTCGGCCGAACGTCGCGCCGCGCTTGGCATAAGCCGCCTAGAAATCGAACTTCCCCAATCTGTGCGTGATCAGTTGGGCCACCTTCGCCATGCGCGAGTGGTATCGGGGGAGCCCTACAGCGAAAGCGAATACATAAGCGAACTTATTCAAAACGACGCGAAGCGATACCAGGAGCAACTGGCCGCATTAGGTTGTTGTGGTAAGTGCAAATCACCATTACCAGAAGGGTGCGAAGGAACGTTCGAAGGGGATAGCGAATGTTGGCGTACTCGTCAGAGCAAGGAGCTATTACTATGAGATTAAGCCATCGAAGAAAACTCGCCCATAAAAAAGGGACGTACTGCCCCCGTTTAACTTATTCCTTGTTGCGTCATAGTTCGTCAAAGTGGCATAAAGCCTTTAATCGAGAATTTGAAAGAACCATGAAAAGACGGTTAGCCATGAACATTAAAGGCGGGGAGGCGGTGGATCCTTTGCTTCCTTTCCAAAAATTCCATGATGCCGTTTGTCAGTTTGTCCGAGCCTTGGCAAATGCGCTAAACATTCCCGCCCTAGTTGGCTTCCTAAGCGAAAAATTGAACCGCCCAAGCGTGACGGGTCACGATGGCGAAAAATCGAAAGGCGGACACGTCACGCCCTTTTAATGTGATGTAAAATGGCTTTCTAACAACATAAGGAAAATATTTACAACTTTATGTTGTTTTTCGTGAGCTATTGCTTTATTGTTTTTTATAACGTGGTTTTATTGCGTTTGAAGTGACCCATTAAGACTATGCCTAGCCAACTGACGTTGTTAGTGAATCCCAATTTTCACACTTATAAGCCAATTGCTTTTTTGCGATTGGCTTTTTTTTATGCCTAAAGCCCGCCTCTTTGGAAGCCTATTCAATGGTGCAAAAATGCTTGAAAAAAAACGATTATGGCTTACAGCCTTAGCGGGGGTGTTCGCCTCATTCTTTGCTTTTAAAGGTGATCGCCTAACCGCTTTTTTTGGTGGTATTGCTGCCTTCCTTGGTGCTTTTTCAGTGAATGAGCTTGGTGTCATTGTCGGTATTATTCTCGGTATCTTTTCTTTTATTCTGACCTGGTACTACAAAGAGAAAAATCACCGCTTACTTGAATCAAAGCTAAAAGGTCGAACTTCGGTGTCTGCCCTTCTTGCTGAGGATGACCGTTAATGAGTAAGTTTAAAAAACTGCTATGTTCGGTGACAGCCATCGCCGCATTGATCACCGGTGGCGTGTCTGTCACCGATCCTGCTTACACCTCATCAATTGGCGCCGTTGAAATTGACGGCCAATTGATTGCGGATGTTCAGATTTCCCCTCGCGCGCTTGATTTGATTGGGAACGCTGAGGGATGTCGCCGCGATCCGTACCGTTGCCCTTCGGGTTTGATTACGAACGGGATCGGGAACACTCACGGGGTCATTCAATCCCCCGCCAGTGATGAGCAAATCGCCAAGGACTGGATTAAAAATATTCAAGCGTCCGAGCGTTGCCTTTATGACACGAAGGGAAAGCCTGAATTATCACAAGGTCAAATCGACGCGTTCACCTCGTTTATTTTTAATACCGGCTGCACTCGGTTTCGATATAACCGAGACAAGACCGAAACCCGCATCGGGCATTTAATCCGAACGGGTCATTATGATCTTGCCTGTCACCAATTAAACCGTTGGGTTTACGGTGGCGGTGTAAAACTGCCTGGCTTGATTTCTCGCCGTGAAAAAGAAACGGAAATTTGCCTTTCTAGTAATGGTTCGTAGGTGCCTTATGGTGGTAAACAAAATTTTAATCGCTGCGTTGATGGCTCTTGCCATCATCGCGGGTGTTTTGCTGTGGCGCTTAAACGTCATTACTGATGATTATCAGAAAGCCAATGAACGCATAGGCCAGCTAGAGCAAAGCAACAATCAATACGCGGCAGACTTGAACGCCGAACGCGAAAAAATGACCGATCTCACATCGGCCGTTCAGTTCGAACAAGATCTTGTTGCGGGGTTGGTAAAGGACCTGGAACAACAAAAGCAGATCAACCAACAAAGGAAAAAGGTCATCTATGAAACTGCAAGCCAAAGCGAGGGTGATTTGTCTTTGCCTGATGAGCTTATTCGGTTGCGCCAGCAAAGAACTACCGCCCCCCGTTAAAACCGAAATCATTTATCGTTATCCGCCCGAAGCTTTAACCGTGGATTGCTTGGTTCCCCCATTTAAAGGGACCAGTTATCCCGATCTGGCCGTCGATAACGACAACTTAATCGACGTCATTATTCAATGTGACAAGCGATTCAAACTTATTCGCGCTTGGAAAGGAAAGCATATCCAGCCAAACCAATTTGATCCGAAGCAATAGGGGACCACAAAAGTTAACCTTTAACCGCTGCCCTTCACGCTTCGGATCACCTTATCTTAAGAGGTGTTTTTGTGGGGACCGTGAGTTCAATCAATGACGCCTACGCTTGGAATATTACTCGGATAGCGGAGGCGTTCGGCTTGCACCGCGATACGGTTCGCAAGCGTTTAAAAGAAAACCAGATTAAGCCCGTTAAAAAATCCAAAGGTGTGGATTTGTACGCCCTAGCGGATATTGGTCCGGCGCTGTTTTCAGCCGAAGCCACCAATAAAAGCGAGGACGATTACAACCCCAATAAGATGGCGCCCAAGGATAGGAAAGATTTTTTCCAGTCCGAACGCGAACGCTTAAAGTTCCAAACGGAGATCGGCGAGTTAATCCCAGATAGTGATTATCGTCTTGATCTGGCGGAAACCTTAAAAGCGGTGGTCAGTTGGTGTGAGTCATTGCCCGACAACATGGAACGCCGTCGATTATTTACCGCCGACCAGTTAGAACAATTGGAACGGGTCAGTGATGAGCTGCGCGCTCAACTCTATATCAAATTATTAGAGGTCGAACCCGATGCAACTTAGCTATGCACAGCCGGGCAAAGTTCGCCGTGATGTTGCTAGTTTAATTCGGCCGCCCAATCGTGAGCCCGTATCTCAAAGCGCCCGCCGTTTATTGCACGTTGATCAAGGTGGCTCGATGGTTCCCTGGGATGGGGACTTAGTGCCGTATATCCATGAGCCTATGGATTGCCTAAAGTCACGTAAATATCGCGCGGTGGTGTTTGTTGGTCCGGCGCGAACGTCTAAAACCGTGAGCCTCGTCGATGGCTGGGTTTGCGACACGATTGTTAATAACCCGGCTGATTTTCTCTTAGTGCAAATCACCCAAGAGAAAGCCGCGGAATATTCAAAAAAACGCTTGTCGCGTGAGTTTAATGCCAGTGCTGAAATACGCGCGGCCATGTCGCCAAGGGCGCATGATAACAACGTACACGACAAGCTATTTAAAGCCGGTAACTTTTTAAAAATTGGCTGGCCATCAAAGAACGTCTTTGCATCGTCTGACTGGAAATATGTCGCACTAACCGACTATGACCGAATGCCGCTCGATGTTGATGGTGAAGGTTCGGGGTTCTTGCTGGCCTCAAAGCGAACCCAAACGTTTATGTCGTCAGGCATGACATTAGCGGAAGGGTCGCCAGGCTTTCACATAACCGACCCCAACTATCGCCCATCATCGCCCCACGAAGCGCCCCCGACACAGGGGATTTTATCCTTGTTTAATCAAGGTGATCGCCGTTTGTTTCATTGGCAATGCTTCGATTGTGGTGAGTGGTTCGAACCGGATTTCCCGTTATTGCACTGGGACCGTGACGAACCCGACCCAGCGAAAGCCTCGAAAGAGGTGTTTATGGGGTGTCCGCATTGTGGATCAATGATGCTTGAAACGACGCCCTATAAAGGCGACGCGTTAAAGTTTGCGAAAAACAAGTCCGGTATTTGGTTGCCCGAAGGTTGTCAAATAGACCAAAACGGCACCGTCACCGGTGAGCGCCGTGATACCCATATCGCCAGCTTTTGGCAAAAAGGCCCCACGGCTGCGTTCCAGACCTGGAACGAACTTGTTTATAAATACTTGGCTGCGCTGGCTCAATATGAGCAAACCGGCAATCTCGAAGATCTTCAAGCTACGGTCAACACCGACCAAGGCAAACCGTTTACGCCGCCGCGTAACCAGGACCGCAGCAGTTCCAAACTGATGGAGCGCCGCACCGATTTAGGTGTGCGTGTTGTGCCAGATTGGGCGCGGTTCTTAACCGCTGCCGTGGATGTCCAGGCGGGTGCAAAAACGGCCCGTTTTGACGTTGCGGTATTGGCTTGGGGTCCCGATTTGGAACACCAAGTCATTGACCGTTTTTCGATTCAAAAATCGAAGCGGTTGCACTCGGATGACCCGGATAAATTCGTTCGGGTTAATCCGGCTGCTTACTTGGAAGATTGGGAATTGCTGATCGACAAGGTCATCACCAAGTCATACGAACTTGAAGATGGAAGCGGTCGCCGAATGCCCGTGATGCTGACCTCTTGTGATTCAGGGGGGGAGGATGGCGTAACCGATAACGCGTATGAATTTTATCGCCTGATTAAGCGAGAAGGTTTAGCCCGTAAATTCATGCTGATCAAGGGCCGCGGTACTGGTCCCATGATTTTAAAATCGTATCCAGACAACACCAAACGAAGCGACCGAAAAACAACGGTTGCCGGTGATGTTCCGGTTTACTTGCTGAATACCGACCGGATAAAGGACACGGTGTCCGCCTCGCTAGAACGTGAGCAACCAGGGCGCCGTTATGTTCGTTTTCCTGATTGGTTGCCGGAATCGTTCTTTGACGAATTAACCGCCGAAGAACGGGGCAGTGATGGCAAGTGGCGCAAAATATCTAAGCGAAACGAAACGCTCGATCTGTTTGTTTATAACTGGGCGTGTATTTACGAGAAGAAAGCCGAACGGATCGACTGGGATAACCCACCCGCTTGGGCGGTGCCAATCGCTGAAAGTGCGGAATTGATAACCAGTCACGGCGAAATGGTCGCGCAACCAAAGCGCCGTCGTCGTCGTGCCAGCATCTAAAGAGTGATATATGGCCTTAACAACAGAAGACCTAGACATTTTAGACGAAGCCATCGCCACCGGTGAATTGACCGTCAAAATGGACGGCCGCGAGGTGACATATCGTTCTATTGCCGAATTACGGGCGGCTCGTCGCCATGTGTTTCGTGTGATTAATGCGAACAAAGGTCGTCGAATGAGCCCGCTATCGGGCATCGTAGCAAGAGTTGATAGAGGGATCCGATAAATGAAAAGTTCTATCGTTGGTCTTGATGGTCAACCGCTACGCGCTTCGCAACCCTATGAAGGGGCGACCAAAGCCCCGAGGGCGGTAGGTTGGGCCGCGCCATCGATGGGACCCAATCGCGCGTTAAGTTCTGCAGCGAAACCATTACGAAACCGAACCCGAGCGGGCTATCGCAATAGCCTGTTAATGCGTTCGGGTATTAATAAAAACACCACAAACGAAGTCGGTAAGGGGTTCACTTTACTGTCTACCGCTGAGGATGATGATTTCCGTTCAGAGCTTAATAAGCTTTGGAAAATTGTCGCCATGCAGTTGGATCCTTGGGGGGATATGAACTTCGGCGGGATCGTGAATTTATCAGTCTTGTCTCGACGCATGTCGGGGGAAGTGTTTATTCGCCGTGTCCGCCGTCGTTTGTCGTCGGGGCTGCGTTTGCCGATGCAAGTGGAACTATTAGAGGCGGATTTTTGCCCGCACGAACTGAATAAGCGCATTAGCGCGACCCGTCGAATCATTCAAGGGGTCGAGTTCGACGGAAAAGTTAAAGTCGCGTATTGGTTTTATAAGTCACATCCTGATGATGGCTTAGACTCAGTCAGTTTAAACCAGCTAATTCGAGTACCGGCGCGTGATGTGATTCATCACTATAAACCCTCTCGCCCTGGTCAAGTTCGTGGAGAGCCCGAAACGGCCGCCGCGTTACTGAAAGACCGAACTTTTCACGAATACGATGATTCTGAATTGGTGCGAAAGCGTCAACGTAGTGCGTTTACTGGCTTTTTGTACCGTGAATCATTTGGTGAGTCTGATTGGGAATATGACCCAGCAACAGGCCGCGAAATGTACCCAGATGAAGCGGATCCGGCGTCAACGGCTGAATCAGTCAGTGCGGGCACCATATTACGCGGTGTGCCTGGCGAAAAATTGAATCTGTTTGATGGTGATGATACGGGTCAAGGTTATGCCGATTTTGTTCGTTGGCAATCGCTGATGATGTCGGCCGGTCTAGAAATCCCTTATCCATTGTTAACCGGTGATTGGTCGGGATTGAATGACCGCTTAGTTCGAGCATTCTTGAATGAGTATCGCCGCGGGATCACATTCGACCAAACCAACCTGTCAGGGTTCCAAGTTGCTTTTGGGATCTGGCGTTGGGTGGTTGAAACGGCGGTGTCAGTCGGTTTGTTATCGGCCCCAGGCTTTGCGGATAACCCTTGGCCATATTTGGCTTTAGATATTCGTCCAGACGCTTGGCGTCACTTACACCCAGAGCAAGACATTAACGCCCGTAACAAAGCGGTGTCGTCGCATATATCGAACGCGGAAAGAGAAGCGGCCGAGTATGGCACCGACATCGAGGACAACATGGAAACCAACGCGCGAGTGTTGGCCAAGTGGGACAAAATTTGTAAAAAACACGGCATCGACGAGCCCGCCAAATTAGGCGGGCTTTTTAGTGCCAGTCATTCACTAGAAGGGACCATTGAAGATGGCTAAGAAATTCATGCTTGATTTCTTGATGGCCGAAGCGTGGGCGATGGATTCGCGCACGTTAACGGTAATGGGAAATATTGCAGGGCGTGATCGCGCAACCCTTGAGTTGTCCGAATCATTGATTGAAGCGGTCGCGGCTCGGAATGGTAAGAAGATCACCCCAGGGATGGAGATCCGAAATGGTGTCGCCCTTATCCATGTTAATGGCGTGATCACCCGTTACGCGGGCATGTTTGAAGACATATGCGGCGGAACGTCAACCCAAACACTCGCGAAAGAGTTCAATCAAGCATTGGACTCGCCGAAAGTGAAAGGGATCGTTTTGGTGTATGACAGCGGTGGCGGTCATGCCAAAGGGACCCACGAATTCGCCGAAATGATCTACAAAGCGCGCGGCCAAAAGCCGATTGTGTCTTATGTAGGTGGTTCGGCCTGTTCTGCAGCGTATTGGTCCGCCTCGGCCGCGGACAAGATTGTCATCGATGCAACGGGCGATGTGGGCTCGATTGGTACGGTGCTAAGTATGCAAATCCGTAAGGCGTCAGAAGATGACCGTTACGAAACGATTGAAATCGTTTCAAGTCAGTCGCCGGATAAGCGCTTAGATCCAACGACTGATAAAGGTCGAAAAGCGTATCAAGACCACCTTGATCAGCTATCCGATGTGTTTATCGATCGTGTTGCTCGAAATATGAATGTCACCCGTGAAAAGGTGCTTAATGATTTTGGTTGCGGCTTTGTCCTGATTGGTCAGTCTGCAGTCGATAAAGGTATGGCTCACGAACTTGGGAGTCTGGAAGGCGTTATCGCCGAGCTAAGTAAGAGGAAAACACCCGCCATGACAACAAATACCAATGCCGCGGCGCAAGGTGGTAGCGATAACGAAGTGACATTCTCGTTACCAGCTTCGGAAGAAGTGAGCGCCCAGGTGATTGTAGGCGCATTAACAGAGCTTCGCCCTGATGTGCTTGAAGCGTTACAAGAGTCGCCAGCGATGGCCGTCGATAATGCGGCAACGTTGGTTCAACAATGCCAGGAAGCGGGTATTCCTTCGCTATCGGCTTCGCTGCTTGGTGACGGTGTCACGCTAGAGAGTGCTGAAAGTCAAATCAAGATGGCTAAGAGTCTGAAAGACACGTTAGCCGCTTCGGGTTTATCTGGCAGCTACGACACGTTAGCCGCTCATATGAGCGACCCAATCAAGATGGTCGGTCAAGCTATCCATGAAGCGAAAGCCTCAAGTGATGAAAGCGGCGACCAGACTCGCCATGTGACGGATAAGGTCAATAAAACCGCGTCTCTTAATACTAAAGCCATTTACGCCAATCGATAACAATCGGCGTTCCCCTTTCTCTTTCACTGTAAGGATAAAAAATCATGACAGTCACACATATGCGCGCCCGTATCGGCGCCCACGTAGCCGGCGAGCTCGACCGTGTATCCCGAGATGGGATCGTCGTTGTAGGCGGTCCGTATGTTTCAGGCACCGTGCTCGCTAAAAAAGATGATGGCACCTACACCCAACTGGATATTGCAGCAGACGCAACAGAAGCCGAAACGGCGGAACTGGTGCTATATGGTCACATTGATAGCGTAGAAGCGACCGAAGCGGTGGCTCATGCTCGTGTTTGTGCGCTGTACGACAGCAAAATGACGTGGCCCGAAGGCATTACGCAAGTGCAAAAAGAAGCGGCCGTTTCAGCACTGGCTGAAAAACAGATCGTCCTGCGTTAAGCGGGATATTTTATTTCCCATTTTTTAAAGAGAGAACAACATGGAAATGCAACAAGCGCTTGAGTCTGAAAAGTTCACATTGCGCGAACTGACTGCGGCTATTAATAACGTCACGGTGCCAAAAAACCGCCTGGCAGAGCTGAAACTGTTTGAAGAAAAAGGTATCAGCACGACATCGGTAGAAATTGAATACAAAGACGGCCAAATCCAATTGGTTCAAGACGTACCACGCGGCGATGATGGCGAACCGTTGGATGATCCCGATCGTAAACTGGTGACGTTTAAAGCTTTGCATCTACCAGTACCGGCGAGCATTTTCGCCGATGAAATCCAAAATAGCCGCGCGTTCGGCGAAGAAGACGAACTTGAATCGCTGCAAGACGTGATCGATGAGAAAGCCGAGATTATTCGCCAAAGCATCGATATGACTATCGAATATTTCCGATTTGGTGCCATCTTCGGCAAGGTCTACAACAAAAAAGGCGTGGTGGTTCTGGACCTTTTTAAAGTGTTTGAACTGAAAGAAGCCGATGGCGAAAACACCATTGATTTTAACGGTGATCTTCCAACCCAAATGTTGGATGTGAAGCGCGATTCAGAGAAACACCTCAAAGGCCCAAAAGCAAAAGCGCATCGTGTGTTCTGTCGTCCAGAATTCTTTAATGAAATGCTGAAAAACGAAAGTTTTTATAAGGCGTTCGCCCGTTACAACAACGGCGAAGCATTACGCGAAGATGTTCGCCGTGGCGTGTCTTGGCAAGGTGCATTCTGGGAAGAATACGACGAGAAATTCGGTGATAAAGATCCAATGCCAGCGAAATATGGCGCCGTGATGGTGCCAGAAGGTAAGCCTGGTTTGTTCTTAACTCGATTTGCTCCAGCGAACTATAACGAAACGGTCAATACCAAAGGTTTGCCGTATTACGTGAAGTCGAAAGCGAAGGACTTTGACAAAGGCGTCGATATGGAAGGTCAATCAAACCCGATGAACCTTTGTACTTCCCCGCTGGCAGTGCGTCGCATCAAATTTACACCAAAAACTGAACCAGCCGCTTAATGCGTGAACGTGACCCCTTTAAACGTGCCAGTCGCCGAATCATTCGTCGTCTGGGGCGTTCCCACGAAGTGAAAATTAGGCCGCCAGAGGGGGAATGGAAGCCAGTGGACGCCGTGTTCAGCAATCCATTGTTGGATGTTGAAATCAAAGGCGGAGGCAAAAGCGGCCAAGATCTTTTAATGCAACAACCGCATATTGTGGTTGAAACGCTGCATGTGGAAGGTTGCGCAGAAAGCCCGACAGATTGGTCCGTTTTGGTCGATGGTCGAGAGTATTTCGTCACGGTCAGTTATCCCAAAGATGACGCCGTGAGTTACTGCTTTTTGAGTGACCAACCGGATCATGCAAAGCAAAGCCCGGAGGGCGATGGGAATGGCCGAACCTGGTGTTAACATCAATCTGAACTTTGCCAAAGAACTGCAGCTTGCCAGTGCCATGATTGAGGCTACGCCAAAACAGCTTGAAAAAGCGAGTGCACGGGCCATCAAAAAAACCATGCGCTGGGTGCATACCCGACTTGCGCGAGAGCTTTCGCAGCAACTGGGGATACCTCAAAAGAACTTAAAACCTCGTTTCTCATTGAAGACCGTCGGCAAGGGCGCCGATGCAGTCACCATCTTATGGATGGGGACCGCAAACATCCTTGCGGAAAAAGCGGGAAAAGCGAGACAAACCCGCGCCGGTGTATCGTTAGGTAAACGGCGATACCAAGGCGCTTTTATTCGAGACATGTACGGTTATGACGATGCTGTCTGGATCCGTGCAAGTCGTAACAATGGCCAGTATGCAACGACAGGCCGCAAACGTAAGCCGAACAGTAATTCCATTTCGCCCGAACTTCGTGGTCGCTTTCCGGTGCAACACGTCGCCGTTGAAGTGAGCGATCTCGCCGCGGAAGTGTTTCGGCGTTTTGAAAGCCGTATTCCTGATCAGTTTCGCAAGATCTTAGGTCAAGAAATTAACTATGTGATGAACCATGAACGAAGCAACTAGCAACGTATTAAAAGACTTTACCGAGCTACACGACAACATGGTCGCCGAGCTTAAAAAACGTCTGCCACAACTCGATACGGTGGCACTCTATGACCCGACCGAAATTACTCACGGCGAAAAGTTTAAAATCGATACACCCGCCATCTTGATTGAAATGGTCGAGGCTAAGCCGGGTGATGCAATCACCGGAGGGCGCCAGGCGTTCGATTGTGCGTTTCAGTTCTATTGCATCTTGTCGAAGAAAACGCCCCAACTGCCGTTAGCGGTGCGCAATTTAGCCGCAGCCGTTTCGCAAGTGGTGGGGTTCGGCGAGCCAACCGAGAAAGAAATCGAACACGATCTTATTCCTAGCCAAAGTTGGGGACTGTCTAAGCGCGGGGTGAAACCCGTGGCTAAGGATTCCGTGGCCATTTATCCAGGCATGTTTAAGCCGGGGAAAGGAGGCAGCGACAAAGCCCTGGGTTATGACTCGATGATCGTGTCATTTGAACAAAGTATTCACCTCGGCGAGTTGATGCTCGACCCGAAAGAGTTCCTACCTGGTGAAATCACCATCGGCGGGGACTTTACCATCACGCCCGACTGGGAGGACCCAACCAATGGCCCGGAGTCTTGAAGAACGTGTCTCTGAACTAGAACGCCAGTTCGCCCAGTCTTATGTGCGTGGCAAGGTGTCCGAGATTGACCCGAATAATTGGCGCGTCAAAGTCGCCTATGGCACGGATGAAAAGCCGATGTCTACCGCGTGGCTACCGGTTAAGCCAATGCGCTCCGGTCAGGCGGTGGTGTGGTGGTTCCCCGAAGTAGACGAAGGGGTCACGGTGCTGTCACCGGGCGATCTGCGTTTGGGGGAAGTATGGCCCGGCAGTTACCACAATGACAGGCCGCCCCCGACCACAAACCCGAACGAGTTCTTTATCGCCTTTGGGGATGGTTCCAAGGTGGTCCATGACCGCGAGTCGTCCAAACTCGATGTGGTCAATGTGGGAGACGTCGAAGTCACCACGCAACAGAATTTGACTGTAAACACGACAGGCACCGTCAAAATCAATTCGGATGCGAAAGACATTCAATTAAATGAAGGTGACGGCGTCGTTACTGGTGCGCATATTTGCCAGTTTACGGGCCAGCCACACAGTGACTGCAGTACGCAAGTTAAGGCGGGTAAATAATGGCCTTAGATAAGCAAAGCCTCGAAGATCGCATCGTGGCCAATATGGTCAGTGCCGGTGCGAATGAATCCGGTGATCATTCCTGGGTTCGTCCTATGGCTAAAGCCATCGCCGAAGCGGTGGTCGATGAAATTACCACAAACGGTAAAGCAAACATTCAATCTGGCAGCAGTGCGGGCCAGCATCCAATCGTTTAACGAATTAAAGAATTAACGAAATGAAGCAAGGCACCGATCGCCAAACTGGCAAAGTTATCGGCGGCCTCGATTACTTGCGCCAGCGCATCACCGACGCTTTGGAAACAGAACAAGGCTCGTTAGTGGTTGAGCGTCAATATGGATCGCGGCTGCATGAGTTGGTTGATATGAATATCGACCTAAATTTTGAAATGGAATGTTATGTCCGCGTGGCCGAGTGTATCGCTAACCCTAAAAACGGGTTAGATGATCTTCGTTTAACCGACATGAAAGTCGTATCTAGCCTAGACGGCCAAGTCACCTTGGATTTGTATGGGGTGCTTTTGGATAACGGCGAACCCATCGTTTTAGAGGGGATCATCATCGATGTCTCAAGGGATTAACCGCGACCTATTACCGCCGTTAACTTTGGTTGATCAGGTGCCTATCGATGAGATAGTCGCAGATATTGCCGAAAAAGCCGCGTTAGAAAATGCCGCCCCGTCGGACCCGTCTTATCGTTCGGCGTTGGCTTATGCCTATCGTGAAATGTACGTTCGCCAGGATGCCAACGAACAAGCCAAAGGCGTCATGCTGGCGTTCGCTAAGGGGCCGCAACTTGATCATATAGGTTCGACATATTATCGAACCCCATTAGGCGATCCGGTTGTTCGTTTGGATGGTGAAAGCGATACGTCATACAAAATACGTCTGCAACTTTCGCCAGAGGGTTACAGCGTAGCAGGGCCTACAGGGGCTTATCAGTTCTTTGGCTTATCTGCAGACAGTGACATTCGCTTTGTTGAGCCTATTTCACCAAGCCCCGCGGTGATGTCGCTTTACTTGCTGACATATTCCAATGATGGCGTGGCTAGCGATGAGTTGTGTCGAAAGGTGGAAAATTACGTGTGGCCATATCGTCCAATGGGCGATCGAGTCACGGCGTATTCTGCCGAGCTTATCCGCTATACCGTGACAGCCGAATTACTGGTCGAAAAAGGTGCCGACTTAGCCGCTATTAAGCAACGGGCACTAGAAGAAGCGGCCGTTTATACGTTGAACGAAAACAAGTTCGGCGGTTATGTCTCGGATTCGGGCTTAAAAGATGCCATGACGGTCGGCAACGTTAAGAAAGTGAATTTAACCAACTGGACCGACAAAGTCGCCGAGGCACATCAAGTGCCGTTATGTAACGGGATCACGATTACAGTGAGGGAAGTATGACAACCATATTACCCCCGAACGTATCGGACCTAGAGAAGAACCTCGACGAAGCGGGTGAGGCTCGCCTTAGTGCAATCAAAACGCCCGTCGCGACGGTGTGGGATGCCAACAATTGCCCGATAGAAGCTTTGCCTTATTTAGCCTGGGCTTTGTCCGTGGATTACTGGCGATCAGATTGGCCGGAAAACATTCAGCGGCAAGTAACAGCCGATTCGCCTGATTACCACCGAATCAAAGGTTCTCGCCCCGCCGTTGAGCGGGCCATTAAAAACTTAGGCTTTGATGCCAAGTGTTACGAATGGTTTGAAATGGTGCCAGAGGGTGAGCCGTGTACGTTCCGGGTCGATGTCTTTGCTAAAGACAGACCAATCACCGAAGACATGGCGCTTGAAATTGGTCACTCGATCAATGCGGCTAAACGCGCCACGCTCCATTTGCTCGATGTCAAAATCAACTTGCGCAGTGATGCCAAGTTGCATTTGGCGGCGTTCTCTAAGGTTGGCGAACGGCTTCGAATCTTGCCAAGACAACAACAAACCTTAACCACTCAAATCCAGCTTAATTTAGCTGTTGGGTTACGAATTACAGAAACCACGCGATTAACACCGAGGGCTGCATGAACTACAGTACAATCCCGACAGTAGTCGGCGCGGCAAAGCTGCGAAATGCGTCATTACTAGGGCAAAAGGTAGATATTACCCGAGTTGCCTTTGGTGATGGGGATGGCGCGGAATATGAGCCGACAGGCCAAGAAACCGCGCTGAAAAAACAAGTCTATGAATGCCCGCCGAATCGAATCGAAGAAGAAGCCGGCGCGCCAACTTGGATAGAGTTGGAAGCGGTGATCCCGCATAACGTCGGCGGGTGGTATTTGCGCGAAGTTGGTTGTTTTGATGATGACGGCGATTTGATTTTTATCGGTAACTTGCCGTCATCGTTCAAGCCGTCAGGCGAAGCCGGTGTCATTAAAGATCTGGTTTTCGAGATGGTTTATGACGCGGTGGCCGCCGATGTTGTGCAAATCAAGATTGACCCGAATGTCGTGATTGCCACGCGTAAATATGTGAATGATATAAATGAATTGCATCAATCTGATAATTTTGCGCATGAAAAACCATGTGGCTGGAAGGGCGTCTATGAGAACGCAGTGATTCCTCTTGTTCCTAAGCCAATGGCTGGGCAAAAGCTGAATCGTTCAGAGGTGAATGGTCGTCTTAAATTTCGAAGAGGAGGCGCTACATCATCGTTGTATAATACGGTAGTAGACTTGGTATGCGCTTCATCTTACAGCGATACGCAAGCCTACTCCTTTGTTTTGCAACAAAAATTAAACACTATTGTTACTAAGCTTGTAACGTTTGATTTAGATGGTCAAACATGGATTGGATTAGTTGCGTATGCAGGTAATCCAGAAGCAAGAATATCGTTTCATGGATCTTTCGAAAATAACAATAGTTTTACAAATCATCAGCTGAAAGTTATTCCTTATTACAATAACCAAACCTCAACAGTATTGAATGCTGAAATCAATGATTCAATGGCGGATTACGTTTCCCCTGATGAGCCTTTATTGTTTGGTTTGCATAAGATTTATCACGAGGGAAACCTCTCACAAGTCTTGGCAAGGTTAGAGGGGGGGCAGGGACTTCCGTGGGATGCTAATCGGGTGTACAAAACAGGCGAAATCTGCACCGTTGAAATCAATGGTGAAGTTATTCCAATGCAGATGTACGCTGGCCCAAATCTAACGTGTAAAGGGAAGAATCCTGCTAATTCTGCAAATAGACATGAGGGGTGGACTGATAACACCTTACCATTTTGGTGGATCCCTTACACTGGTGATCAAGTAGGGATGCCGTTCTTTTGGTTGGACAGTACACCGCCAGAGTGGGCGGTGATGGAAATTAACGTAGATTTACCTACGGCTGTTTATTGGCGTTTAGCTCGTCGTTACCCACATCTAGTTAGTGGGGGCACTATTAATACGGGTGAAATTCGTGGTGAGTTCTTGCGAGTGTTGGACCAAGGGCGAGGTGTGAATCCAAGTCGACAAATCAATACATTTGAAAATCATTCACTCCAACATCACAACCATTTATTGCCGACAGGTTCTGGTGCTTCAGGGTCAGGTTTATGGGGGGTTAATGACCAATACTGGATGCAAGCTGATGGTGTGAACTGGTCACCAACAACTGGCTCGATCGCAATATCTGGTCATTATGGACAGGACGTCTCGTTGTCACCAGGAGGGAGTTGGTCGGCAGAAACTCGTCCTCGAAACGTGTCTCGTGCAATGGCTATTGTGATTTAAGGAGGTCTTGTGAGTAATCTAGAAAAATACTATTACCCAATCAACAAGCAAACTAAAGAAGTTCTACCACCTGTTAAAGCAGAATATCGTGGTGGTATGTATCATATTCCTCATGATGCCTTGCAAAGTAAGCCATTAGAGTGCAAAGAAGGTTTTGCGGTGATTGCGGTACTTGATAAGTCAGGGAAAGCGATCGATTCAGAATATATCGAAGATCATCGGGGCTCTGTCACTTATGATGAGTCTGACTGTTTGGTTTCTGAATCGGTTACTGAGCTAGGCGCGATTAAGAACGGTTTTACCCTTGATAAGCCAAACACATCTTTTGATGAGTGGGTAAACGGTGCTTGGGTAACAAA